GTTGGTTTTGTGTTGAGCAGTTACACGCATTCACGGGAAGAAATCGGCTTTGTTACGCGGTTTATGCCTTTTGAAAAGCTGTTACAAGAAGCTATAAGTATTTATATGTTGTTTTGCTCTGCCCCATTTATGCCCCGCAAGTATTCTTTATAAACATTTTCTATATTAATTGTATCCTTTTGTATTCTTTTGTTTAGTATAGCAATTTCTTTGTCTGTCCGCAAACTAGCAAATAGTTTTTTTACAGCACGATCTTTCCCCTCAACATAGCAAATGTATTTAAAATCATTAAAGCTATATAATCTCACGTCATAACCTCGCAAAAAATAATATCTTCTATATTAATGTCAATTATTCGTTCGTCAAATCTTTCAAGCTGTACAATATGTTTTTCATTATCAATGTGGACCGGCACAACATACTTGTATCGCACATGATGATTGTTCTTTAAAAACAGTACTTCTATTGACCAGTTACGCTTAAGTGCATCTGCTAATACTATTGAATGTTCTAAAACATCATCAAATAAGTTATACATTTACTTCACCTCTTGACAACATTATACGAACAAACGTTCTTAAAAGCAAGCATTAAAAAGTGTTGTGTTGCATAAAATTATATGTAATAATATTCACATGAACGATTTTCGTTCATTATTTCATTCAACTATTAGCTGTTTGACATCCCGTTTTTTTCATCTGAATATAACAGCAACCTTGAACTCTTTGTTCAGGGTATTTTTTTGCATAAAAAAAGCCCTAACGGCGAGGTTAGGGACTGACATATATAAAAAATAGAAGTTGACAACTTTAAGGCGACTACCTCAACAGGCAGCTTACAAGTTATGACTAGCCTTGACTAATCATTTATGCGACACTCAAAGAATTATTATCTAACTTCTTAATCAAGAATAACAAAAATCAAACAAGTTAGCAAGCATTTCAAGCATTTTATTTATAGCAAATATCTAGATCACAAATATGTCGCGGAAAATAATGGTCACAACCAATATTACATAAACTCAAAAGTTCTCTATTTCTCTTATCAGTTTTATGTGCTGATACGTGGTTTCTACATACTCTAAAAACTGTGTTAGCGAATAAGTCTACAACTTGAATTAAATCTTTATTTTGTGAATCCTTATATGATGTTTCAACTGAAGAGAAAATTGGATGTTCCATTGTGAATTTAATAGTTAAATATTCTTGTAAGCTATTTAATGATTCAATTGCGGTATTTCTATCATCTATTTGCATTTTCAAATAGTTATTTGCTGGGTTAATTGGTATTTTAGAAATTTCATTTACCGTTAGATAAATGAAATAATTAAAAGACAAAGATGTATTAGTCAACAGATGATTGACTAGTTGGTGGTTATCGACTATCTTAAAATGAAATTTAGCATCTGATTTTGTTGAAAGCATATTAAATATTAATTTTTTCATTTCAAAAGGCATCTCTGAACCTTTTATCTCTTTTGTAATATCTAACTTACTAGATGGATACTTTTTAAGATATTTTAATTTTGCTTCTCTGAACTGTCTAATTACATTATAAGGTTGCTCCGTTTCTAAAAAAGCAATAACAAAATATCTGTTATTTAAATTTTTATTTCTAGTTATAGTTCCTGACTCATCTACAAAAAGTCTCATCCCAAATTCTCCTCTTTTTAACTTAAATTATATTATACTATTTAAGTATGAGGAAGTGGAACGTATGTACTTATAATTCGAAGTTATGAAAAATCCCCTTCAATATAAAACAAAAAACCCCCGCAAAACGCGAGGGCAATAGTTTTATTTTAAGAAGTAGTTAGCAGTGTAATACCAACCGTCCTTTTCGTACCACAATTCTAAATAACCTTTCCCGTTGTTGTACCATGCTAATTTCGTATTAGGTGCATACCATTTAATTTTCCCAGAATTCAATTTTGTGTTATTCCACACTGGAATACGAAGGTCTTTCGCGCTTTTAATTCGAACTTTGATGCGACCTTTCGCATCTTTTTTAGCTACAACATCACAAAAGCTCTTATACATGTAGTATAGTTTGTCATCAATATAAGTCTTGTACCAATATTGATTATGTTCATATACTAAGAACTCAGTTCCTACCTTATACATGCGGAATGGTGATGATTTAAAGTCCATTTTCGGTAGCAGTGGTGCGCTATCAATGACTTTACACTCGTAACGATTTGAATTTGTATTAGTGTTTTGTGTTGCAGCAGGGATTTTCTCACCACTTACAGCATCACATAGTTCAAAATGCGGATAGTCTTTAAAACTTTTCCAGTCTCCGCCCCATTTAAACCCTTCTGCTTTCATAGCAGCAACAACCTTTTTCCATCGGGAAGTTGTCGACTCCCAAATAACATCTTTCCCGTCGCTCGTATACAAGCATAAATCAACTGCTACGCCAAAATTGTGATTAGATTGCCCACCTTTAGCGTTAGTAACAATTGCTCCAGGTTTGGTTCTCCCTTGTGCATATAGCGCATTTTGTTCAGCTGTTGAGCGGTACCCTTGCGCAACACAAAGATAAATCCCTTCTTTTGCCATTTTTTTAATTACATTTCGTGTCTTATCAGATGTAGCTTTATTCATACCTGACGTGTTCAATTTGCGATTTGCTTTTTCAATTAGCCATGCCTCTGTTAATGCCATTATTTATCATCCTCTCCATATTTTTTAGCTCGATTAGTAAATTGTTCAAATAAACCAGTTCCGCCAGCTCCTGCTAATGCACCTGCCCAAATCATTGTTGCAAGCGATCCAGAACCATCTAAAAATGTCGCTAAGGCCCCTAAAATGGCCCCAACAAAAATACTTACTGTTGGTAGCCATTTCGAAGGAATTAGCTCCGTTTTCTTAATTGCCTGCACAAAAAGAGGTGTTACAACTACTAAAAATGTCATATATACAAGTAACTCTTTTCCAAATTCCATTTTCATCATCCTTTATTTTGTAATTTTGTGTTCTAGTAAATCTACCTTATGCGCTAACTTACCAACGGATTTTGACAGACTGTCAATTGACTGTTGTTGTTGTCCCATCATGTCATTTTGCTTGTCCATTAAACGCTGTTGTTCGTTCATCGTACTAATAAACTTATCTCGTTCTTCTTTCGATTCTTTATCCCGCTTCTCCCGCTCTGTTTCCATTTTGTCCCGCTCTTCTTTCATTTCTACTCTTACTATTTTTGAGTCATCCCAGATTCTTTTAGTAATAATCAACAAAATAATAAACAGTGCGACAAATAACGCTGCGAAAAACATTTCTTTTGCTAAAGCATAATCAAATACTTTCGTTAAGCCTTCATACATCCCAATCATCCCCTATTTCAACATAAAAAATAAGCCTATTCGGCTTTTGCTTCTTTCATAGCGATTATTACATCTGCTTGTGATCTCGTTATCTTTTTTAAAGTAACGAATTTATTAACATCTGCTTCAGTATAGTAGCCACCTAAAAAATAATCTTTTACTTTTTCATACCAGTTAATCATTTACAAAACACCTGCCTCCGCCAAAGATAATAGTAAGTTTGCATTATCTTGTTGCGTTTGTTCCGTCTTCTGTTCGACTTCTGCTACATATAGCATTAAGTCCGCATAATCCTGTGTTAATTTTTCTATTTCTGATAGTGGAGGAGGGTCCATAACACTTGCATCTTCACCAGCACTCCATTTTTGGGTCTTTACATTAAAAACTGGATTTACAGAAGGAACTGGCGGCGCAATTAATGTATAACCATCTGGAACCTTTTCCCCTTTTTCCAAAACAATTAAGTCGTCACGTTCAAAAATACCGTCTGCATCATATTTAAAAACTTTTATTAACTCGCTCATGTTGTCACCTCTTTAGTTAAATAAATTATGCCGTCAAGTCCAGTGTTCACGTCTACCGAGCCAACACCAACAATATTTATATCAGCACTCACACTTAGATATATATTCGCTTGATTACTTGCTGCTGTACTCTGCTGTGCAGCGGAATAAAGTTTATTCCAGCTCGCATCAGGAGCTAAAAAAGTTGGCAATGTTGCACATATACCTGTCCCGTTCCCGGTCCCTTTTCCTACAATTCCGCTAACAATAACTAGAAACCGGTTGCCAAACTTAATGTATCGAGCGACTAAAGGCTGACTTGCAACAAATCCGTTTTTTGGTGTCAAAGTAACACTTTGTACAGAGCTAGATAGTTCAAAAAAAGCTTTTGCATCAGCAAGTGCTTTATCTGCTTTAGCCTGTGCGCTAGATGCTGTTTCTTTTGAATTCCAGTTCGTTTTATCTGCTGCGGTGACATGAATATCCGCATTATTTACATGTGTATTTAAGTCTGTTTTTTGTGCGAATTGTGCGGGCTGCATAGCATCAAATTGTATTGTTAAATCATCCGCTTTTTTATCGACATTATCTAATTTAGTATTTAATCTCTCGAACGATTCGTCGAATATTTTTTCGTAATCATCCCAGCGCTCTACGTAAAATTCTGCCACCGGGAAAAAGTCGCTATCTATTAATGCTTTTTTTATCTCGAATTCAAACTTATATACGCGCATCGCTTGACTGTTTTTGTATTTTATATACAATTCAGCAATAGCATTTCCATCATGTGCTATTTGCGAGTCTGTAAGTGAGTATTCTGCAATTCCCCTCACACCATCAATAATAGTGGGTTTTACAAGATATTTACTCTCAGACTCCTTCCCTTTCGCTAAAATCATCGCAAGTTCTAATTCGGCAGCAGACGATAATCCTAAATCTTGATTATCTTTATCTATATTAAAAATAAGTCTAGCTGTTCCGCCAGAATCTTGCGTATAAAAAACAGCTTTTTGAAGTGGTTTATCTTCTTCTGTTGTGACGTTAAAATCATATACACCATTTTTATGAATAACGTTTTCAGTCATGTTCTAACCACTCCCCCGCCACTCAGTTTCGTAGGCGTATCAGCTTCCCAAGTCCCGCTATTGAGATTGAAAATATCGGCGCTTTGAGGATACAAACCAATCGCACTTTTTGCGCCATGGACGATATTCTGAACCTCGACTCTAGCAGTGTTATAACCGCGAACATCAACATTTTGTGAGGCAAAATAACAGCCGTTGACATCAGCAGAACAAGCATCAATAAAAACCGCAGTGAACGGGTCTATTGCCTTAGTATTGAAGGCCATTCGGCATTTTGTAATCCTTACAAATCCGCATCGCGTCGCTTTAATGAAGTAGTTTTTCGTTGTGCCTGCCGTGTTCGTTTCTTCTAAACCAGCAATATATAAATAGCCGTTACTTCCTGTCGCAGAAATACTTCGAACTTGGCATCCGGTGCTACTGGTAGGGTCTACTGTTTCAAAGTTTGTAGACCTAATGTAGATGTCCCCTCCCATGATTGGCGGAATAACGACATCTTCATTATACCGACCAGGAACAATCCAGATATTCACAGAGTTACTATTCAATACACGGGGCAAAGTCATTACTGCTTTATTTATCGTTTTAAAAGGTGCATCAATTTCACCAGTTCCTGCAATATCATCGCCTCTTGCATCATCCACAAATATTTCAATATTGCTACTATCTAAGCCGTATAGACGTTTTAAAATGGTGTCTATATCGTTGTATTTATCCATTAGATCATAAACATTCGTTGAAAGCTTTCCGACGCCTGAAACCAACGCATTTTCCGCGTAATTTATTCTATCGTTTAATGTTGTGAATTCAGTTTCTGGAACCAGAGAAGAAACGCGTGCGTCTACTACTTCATTCGATTCATTCCCACCGCTTTTAATAACTAAGTTAGATATACGTTGATTTACATGCGTCATATCTTGATTAGCTTTTTCAAGGCTTCCAGCTAGTTTTACTAAATTGTCGTTATAGTCTTGCTGTAGTTCTGAGTTCATGAGCGGGTCTTGCCATTTTTTTAAATCCATCTATTTTGCTCCTTTCTTAATCGCTTTTGCTAGTTGAACCATGATGGAAACCATCGTCTTTTTATTGTTTGAGAGTGTCAGCTCTGGCGGTTTGTTTGTAAAAATGTATTTCTTATAAGCGACTATTTGCACTTCGTATAAAAGGCTTAGCGGTTCATAAACAAACATTACATAATCGCCTTTTCCGCATTCGTATTTAAGCTTTAAAGAGATATTCCCCGTGGTTGCTGGATAATCTTGCAGTTCAAGCTTCAAACGTCTTAGCATACTGCTAGAAGTTGTATAACGCTCGTCTGATAACGGTTCTTGAATTCGCACGCCCCATTTAGCCGATTCCGGGCTGGTAAAAGTAACTGGCGGAAAGTAGTTATTTCCGTTACTGTCGACTTTGCCATATCCCCGAATTTGCGTTTTTAAGGATAACGTATCAATATCGAAATCGACTTCGTTTGTGTGCTTGTTGTAGCGAATTTCATTTTCTGTATGCTCTCCATAATCCTCAGAGGGAATAAATGTTAATCGTTTATTGTCCGCTAACATAACAAGCTTATAATCTTCTAACACTTCTTGAACTAGTTTTAGCAAATTGCCATTTCCAAAGTTTTCTTGTGTAATATTTTCTAAAACCTTGTTTTTGTCAATGAGTTCAAAGCTAAAACCTTGTTTATCTGCTGCGAAAATATGTGCCAAACAATCTTTTGCACTCTTAGAACCAGAAATAATATTGTACTGATAGTCATCTTGCATCGTGAAATAAATATGCGTTGCTGTGACTTCTGAATAAACTATTTTCCCAACTGCGCCGCGTTTTAGCTGCTTAACAACAAATTCTTGGCCATCCAGATAAACAGAGCTTTCATGATTTAATAAGTCGAAAACATCTTGATTATTTCTTGTTTTCTCTACATAAAAATCTAGTTGCCATTGCTGATTTTCGACCCACGTTTCTGAAAATGTAGTAGGGTCAAAGCCTGTTAAAATCTCTTTGTATTGCTTTTCATAGTCACTTACAAATATGTCCATATTCTCACCCACCATCATTTATATAAAAACGGAAAATCCCACGTTGTTTCGATATTGCTTACATTCTCGATTTCGATTTCATTTTCACCAGATAATAACGAAATAAGACCGAGATTTGTTTTCCGACCGCAACGCACTCCGTTTTTCAAGATGTTACTGCCGTCCAGTTCGATTGTGTCATAAGCGTAGATTTTCTCATTGAATACGAATTTTTCACCAGTGCTTTTATTGTTAATTGTTAGTAAGCCGTCACTTCGACAATTCTTAATAGTAATTCTTAAATCGTGCATTCTAGGGTCAATATCAAAGCTCCCCGCGTTATACACAATAAATCTGTTTGATGTGTGCTTATACTTATAATTTTGTGATACAATGCCTTGTCCCGCTTGCCAAATGCCCTCGCTGAAAGCAAAAGGCGAAAGGCTAGTGCCTAACGATTCGCTAAAACCTTTGAAAACTTCAAATCTTAACGTAAACTGCGCATGCCCAGCACCTTTCCTATCAATATCGAAAGGTGCTGGATGAACGCAATATTTTTTTCCCGGGGTTTTCGTATGGAAAATGTAGTATTCTTTTCTAATAAAAATATCCTCGAATAATTCATCAAGTCGAACGTGATAATCTACATTTCCGTTCGTTGTAAATCTGCATGTAAATTCAATATCAAAGCTATCGAAATTACTATCACTCGAACGATTGCCGTCACTAAACTCATAACTAGTATAATTATTGATAATTTGAGGACTGGCGCGGCTTACTTCACTTATTTCAAAGTTATGTTTTTCGTTTAACTTGATAATTTTATTCGCTTGCATTAAATATAAATCTGTTTTTTTGTTCAAAGTAAGCCACCTCCATAAAGTCCTAAATTACCCATCGTACCTATTCTATTGTTTGCATTTTCTGCTAAATTTTTACCATCGACGTTAAAAATAATAGGTCTGTCCCCAGATTGTTGAATTGCCTTGATTAAATCTGCATTGCTAGACTCTTTTGTCTTATTATCAATAATCGTCTTAACGGTGATAGTTCTGTTTAGATCTACGCTTTTTAGACCTAACGCTTTTTCTGCGGAAATCTTCGGCAAAGTTATAGCTGGGACGGTCATATTAGAAGCAGCGTTTACTACCTTATCAACCATTTTGTTAGTTGATTGCACCGCACCTTTAGCACCAGCTAATACACCATTTCCAAGACCACCAGTAAAGAATTTCCCAAGCTCGATGGCCACGCGTGAAGGCGAATGAATTCTAAGCGCCTTTTTCACTGAATTAGTGATAGTGTTAGCGATGCTCTTAGCTGTGTTTTCTAGTTGTTTCTTCTGACTGTTAAGCCCGTTTATAAGTCCTTTCGCCGCATTAATACCGGCACTATACATCGCATTAGCTGCTGTATTTCCCATCGATTTTGAAGCGGAATTGATTTGATTCTGCGTGCTATTAATCGCTTTGATAGTCTTAGCATCAGATTTAGCAAGAGCTTGCGCATACGATGAACCATTTTCTACTCCCGATTCTAAGATGTCGCTTATAATGTCTTTACTAACGCCTTTTTTGCGCAGTTTTTCAACATTCGCTTGGAAAGCTTTGATTTCTTTTAAACGTTTTTGCATTTCTTGCTGAATCGACTGCGGATTTTCTGGGTCTACGTTGCTAATAGATCCATAGCTTTGCATTTTTTCTGTGATTGAAGCCGCATACTCTTTACTTTGTTTCGTCAAGTCAGCCATCTTTGTGTTAGCGGCTTTTAATTGAGCGACTACTTTATCACGTTTTTTAGCTGTTGCCGCTAGCTTGTTTGTTTGTTGCCCGATATAACCTTCTATGCTATTCAGTGCTTTAGCTTGTTTAAGTTGCCCGGCACTCTTATTCTTAGAATGCAATCCCGCGTCAATCGCTGAGGATATTTTGTCTTTCAACGTACTGGATAGTTTTTTGATTTGCGATTCAGTTCCAAGCGCCCCAGCAACGAGATTACTTGCGGCTTTATTAACTGCTTTCGTCTTGCTGGCAATACCTAATGAGTAACCAGAGCCGAAGTCTCCACCTAGTTTTTTTGCTTTTTTGGAAGGTGATTTAGATTTTTGTGCATCTTTTACCGCTTGAAGCGCTTTATTAGCTAAAGACCCCGCCGCTTCTCCAACAGCGCCCATACCGCTCAAAATACCATTCACATATCCAGATGCGAAGTCAGAACCAACTCCGCTAGAATCAACAGAGGCAGCGCCGCTTTTAGCAGAGTTACCTATACCAGTCCCTGCTGAAAAAGCATTTCCTTTTCCGTCTAATATCCCGCCATTAAAACCAGATGCGTTATTTGCTCCTGTCATTTTGAATAAATTCGGGTCAAAAGCGCCATTTTTTGCATTGTTTTTGAGTTCGGCGCCAGCGCTTTTATTTGCTTCAGCTGTACTCTTCAAGCCGTCCGCGTTTGCATTTCCGCCTTGTTTTCCGATATTGTTCATCTCGCCCGGAAGAGGAGATGCTCCTAATTTCACTCCATCAAGTAAAAATTTGCCAGCTCCTTGAAAATCCCCTGATTTAATCGCAGCGATAAATTGGTCCTTGCCACTTTGCCCGTTTTGGAACATGCCGTTTGGCAAAGTTGAAAGAGTATTCATAACATCATTGTTAATATTTAATGCAGCTGTTGTATAATCTCCGCTTTGAAGTGCTGTAACAAACGCCTGAACACCTTCTCCACCTCGTTTACTCATAACAGCCGCTAATCCAGCTAGTGTATTATCAATAGAGCCACTCACTTTTACAAAGTCTTGCCAAACTGCGCTTAATTGTTCATCGCTAATATTTCCCATTTCTGACAAGCCTTTTGCAAAAGTTTCTGCGTTTAAAGTCCCACCATTCGCAATAATAGCATTCATTTCACTAGCCCATTTTTGTAAGTTTTCAGCCAATGTTTTATTCTTCTTCGTTTGCTCGTCGATTTGAATTTGATAGTTTGCTTTTTCAGTTTCAGTTGTGGCGTCACTTTTTTTTCTTTTTCAAATCAGCTAGTTCTTTTTCGCCTGTTTCAACCGCTTTTTTTCTATCAGCATATAAGCTTTTTTGCACTTCTATACTCGTAGATCGTTCTTTTTCATTTAACGTCTTGCCATTTGATAATTTTAGCAAGTTTCCTTCTACATAAAGTTGATTTTGCTTTGCTAACTCTGCTTGAATATCCGCGGTTTGTTGTTGTAAAAATTTCTTTTGTTGAGCTGTTAATTCTGTACCATCGACCCATTTATTCCCTTTTAGTAATTTTGCATAATCTGCTTGAAGAGTTAAAAGGGTACCGTTATTTTTGTCAATCTCTGCTACTAATGTTGCGTTTGCATCCGCTATAGCTTTTTTACGTTTATCTCCTTCGAGACTCTGAGCCTTTTCCATAGCTACGCTATATTTATCTTGAGACTTTATAGTTGCTTCTTGATATTGTTCGTAAAGGTCTTTAGCCGCATTTAAGAATGACTCAGTTTTTTCACTAAGTTTCTTTCCATACTGATCAACTCCGCCGCTCAGCATCGTATCTATTGCTTGATTCGACTTCGAAACAGTTGTTTCAGTTTGTTTGGCAGTTGTTTCTACAAGCTTTAATGTTTCCTTTATTTTCTTGCCGGATGTTTCAGTTTTCTTTGCTGTTTTTTCGGCTTCTCCGCCCATTTGTTTGAATGCTTCAACTGTTCCAGTCAGTGCATAATTATCTTTGTTAAATGCATCTTTTATTGCTGAACCTGCTTCGACAAACGCATCTTTTGATTGCTCTAAGCTTTTCTTAGCACCTTTCAAATCCCAATGTAGAGCTTGAAATGCTGCTTTTATAGCATAATACAGCCCCTGTAGCGCTTTAATAGCTACTAACACAATTCGTGCTAATACTTGAATAATATCAACTACAGCAGCTAGAACTAGACCAAGAGACGCCCAAATAGCAACACCAACATATTTAAGTACATCTTTAAATCCACTACCTACTGGTTTTAATGCGGCAACTATCTGTTTGAACACATCTACTATTTTACCGAAAGAATTTTTCACGCCATCCCACATAGTTGATAAAAAGCCTTTAATATTCGCAGTGTTTTCTTTGAATGATACATACATGCCGTATGCAACAGCTATAACTGCACCAATAACTGCGATTATTACTCCGAATGCGGCGGCAGCTGAACCTAGAGCGACTTTAAGCGCCAAGAAAGAGCCTTTCACAGTGTTAACAATTCCACCGAGCAACGTGCCACTGCTTGCTAAGCCTCTAAATGCCATTACCAAACCAGCAACTTTAGAATATACACTACTAATAATATTAAAAGCCACAAATCCAGCGGCTACTTTTGCCAAAACTGGCGCCCATTCAATTAAAACAGGTATAAACTCTTTTATTTTCTGAATTAAATCAGAAAGCTTTTTCTGGAATTCAGGACTTGCTGTTACTGCCGCAAACTGTTTAAACGCGTTTTTAGCAACATCTAACGCTTGAATAATCGGGCCTTTTAGGTTTTCTACGATATTCGCAAGACTCTTAACAGCTGCCGTTTTCATGTTCGCAAATGAACCGCTGATAGTGTTACCTGCTGTTTTTGCTAGACCTGCCATTTTAGCCGTGTTCCCAGCCATTCCTGTTGTTCCTTCTTCAATACCTTTTGTTAGCATTGCAATAGCTCTAGTTGATTCTAATGATCCCTCGGAAACATATTTCTTCATTTCTCCAACAGATTTACCAGTCGAATTCGCTAAAATTTGCCATGCCGGAACACCCGCGTCAACTAGCCTATTGATATCATCTGCGTAAGCAACACCAGATGCTTGCAATGCTGAGATAGCATCTGTCATCTGGTCAATTGATTCTGAACCGTTACCGACACCATATGCAGCGTCAGCAATAGCTGTGAAAACAGGTTTTACATCCGCCGCTTTCATACCAGCCGCGACCATTTTTTTAGCACCTAATGCAACAGCATCTAATGCGATTGGTGTACCATCAATAGCCGCTGTAAGGTCTTTCATAACAAGTTGCGCATCTTTTGCAGAGCCAGTGAGGACTGTTAGTGATTTAGTCGCTGTATCAATCGTATCAACACGACCAATAGCGCTACCCACAACATTTTTAGTTGCTGCAATTAATCCGAACGCTGCTGCTAATCTGAGAATACTAAAGCGAGCTTGTTCGGCGGGCTTTTCAACTGAATTTTTAAGTGCTTCACGCATTCCAGCGCCTGCACCTTTCGCCGCCGCTTTTGCCGCGTTAAATCCGCTTACTAATCCACTTTTAATTAAAGAACCAGTGCTTTTCGCAATGTTTCCTAGGCCTTTTAATGCTGAAATACCAGCTTGGCCAGCCGCTTTCGCTCCGGATTTCACAGCGCTAAATCCTGTTTTTAATGCTGATTTCACTGTTGTTCCTGTCGTTTTCGCCGCGCTTGCTACAGCGCTAAAAGCCGTTTTCATTGCGCTACTTACTGCTAACGCTGCTGATTTTGTAGCACTAGGAATAGCTTTCACAGCGCTAATAGTTCCTTTTACGCTCATATAAGCAGCAACTACCACCGCTTTGTAAGCTACTACGAAACTGTTTTTCACTGCTGTAGCCGCTGTTTTAGCAGCTACTGGAATACTTTTAATAACTTTTACAGTAGTTTGAGCAAAAGAAATAGCAGCCGATTTAGCTGCTTGCAAACTACTTACTAATGCGGATTTAATACTGATTCCAGCACTTTTAATTGCGCTAGGGATGGATTTAATGACATTAATTGATACTTTAACAGCTGACACAATACTACTTTGCACTGTCTTAGCAATTGAAAAGAAGCCGTTTTTGATATTAACTGCTGTGTTTTTGATACTTGTTCCAAGTTCCTTTATCACTGTAATAGATGCTTTAGCAGCGTTTACGAACCCAGTTTTTACTGTTGATGCAAGTTTAGATAGTGCGGCTTGTACATTTGAAGGCAACTCACGCATAAAGTTCAAACTAGCTTTTAAAGCATTTGAGCCAGCGCTTCCCATCGATTTAAACGCATTTACAAACGTGTCTTTTAATCGTTTCGATTGACTAGCAATATCTGAAACCGCTTCTCTATATGCTTTATCTAATGCCGCCCCCGCGTTAGTTCCTGCTTTTTCCAAATCTTTTTCAAAAGCATCAAGTTGTTTGTCTGCTTTTTTATCGTCTAAACTAATCTCAATTACTACTGATCCATCACTCATGTTCTCACCTCTAATCTTTTAACTTATATCTGTTTTTCAGTTTAATTAATTCGTTTCGTTCTTTTTCTGTTCCTTTTCCAGAAGGTAATTCCGCTTGCCTAATGCCGATTATCGTTTTAATTGTTGTATCATCACGCAAACTTTCTAACAATGCTCTAAACTTATACCAGTGCATCTTCCCGCGACTATCTAATAAATCAATATTGTAGTCTTGTAAAAAAGAAGCATAGATATAATCCGCATCTTGCGTTAATGAATATGAAGCAATTTCTTCCGCTTCGTCATTGTTGTTTGTAGCGCTTGGCATCTTGTTTCCGTCGATATCATAAAGCAAACCATCGTCATTTTCTTTAACAATATAATTAGTGAAAATATCAATAAGCACCAACGATTTTTCTTCAATGTTCGCGTATTTGTCTTCCTCATTTGAACGTGGCCAAGGCATATCATCAGCAAAAAGCACATCAATTGCGAGGTTAGCTCTGAACACATCAGATAAACTATTATCTTCCGTTAAATCAATCACTCTTAGAACGTTGTCAAAAGCTAAATCGAGCTTATACTCTTTCCCCTCGTATTCGTAAATATCGTTAACTCCAAAAGCGAGCGAAAGCATTTAAATCACTTCGCTTTTTTAGTCATTTTTGCTTTATATTTCTTTTGAATTTCATTTTGTTGTTTTTCTACTGAACCGACAATGATTTCTGCAACTTGATTGTATACTTGGTACATTTTTAAAATATCTTTGCATTGCGCATAACATTTATCGAATGCTTTTTCGTCATCCAATAAAATTGCATATGCTTCAGTTAAAGCCTCTTTTACATCTTCTTCTAATGTAAAGTATTCTTCTGAACTCATTTCGTCTGTATTATCAATGTTGTATTTATTTAGCTTTTCCAGTTTCTTCTTGTACTTCTCATCTGCTTCAATCCATTTGCGGCGCATTTCATCACCTAAACCAACTCTAAACAGTTCCGTGCCAAGCTGAAACTCTTGATATGATTCTTCTAATTGAATATTAATTACATTGTTTTGTGTCATGTATGATTTCCTCCAATTTAAAAGCCCCTACATTGAGTAAGGGCTTTATTTATTAATCTGCTGCTTCCACTGTTACTTGTACTACTTTATTGATAGAAGGGCTTCCTTTAGATGCAACAGTTATGTTTGCTGTTCCTTCTGCTACACCTTCAACCACTCCACTAGCATTTACTTTTGCTTTTGGTGGATTTGAAGAAGTAAAAGTTACTTCTTGACTTGCTCCGACAGGTAATACTGAAGCAGTAATAGTGGATGTTTCACCAACTTTTAACGTAATAGTCGCCTTGTCCACTTCGACGCTGGACGGGCTCTCCTCAGGGTTTTGTAACTTTTGGTGTTTCGTCATAAGCGATACGGCAAGCGAACGCTGGGAACTCCGTAGCATCCCCGCCGCCAGCGGAACCTTTAATTTCCGAAACAGTCGCTTTACCAATTGCTGTTTCAGTATCTGGAATTTCGATTTTAAACATAATTCCGCGATTTTCTGGCGTTCTACGTTTAGCGACAATTAAGTTTTGCGCTTCGTCTTCACGATCGTGTGTCCCTTCGAATGTGTAAGCTTCTGAGTAACCTAGCACAACCGTTTTTTCGTTGCCGTCACCGTCATAATCGCCTTGCTCTTCGGTGTTATCTGACCCATCGTCTGACACGTTTGTAATCCATTTTGACAGCCGTTTCCATACTGGCTCGCCCGCACCATCAACAATTTCAGCTACAAAGTATTTCGTTTTCGCATTTTTAATTCTAGCCATTTTTATTTTTCCTCGCTTTCAATATATAATTTGATTTTGAAACTAGCGCTATAAATGAATGTTCCATCATCGCTCGCCGAAACGAGGTTCGGCACACTAGTTGTTTCTTTGTCTTCTAGCACAAAGCTGTTATTTAAGCTCTGAATACTCTCTATTTCTGTCTTATCAAAATAAGCAGCAATTGCATTCAAAACACCTAAAACTTTCATTTCTTGCTTGCTAGATCCGTTTAGATTAAAAGAAAAAGACCGCTCATAAGAGCCGTCTTGATAACCTTGTTTATCGTTATTTGGAGTCAGTAGCAAAGCGATTGACTCGGGTTTTAATATCGCTGTTCTTAATTTCATATCTTTTAAATCGACGTTGTTTTCGATAGCATCCATAACACTATCTAAAAAATCTAATGACATTATAGTCCCTCCTCAACCGATTTTTGCGCTACTTCTATCCAACTTTCTAACTTATCTACTTTTGCCCGTTGGTCCCATTCCGGGCCAGCTAACGGATGATGTGTGAGTGTGAAATTGAAGTTTATTCCGTTGTAGAGTCTCCGTGCATAAATAGATGTCCACATTATTTCTTTGTCGTTCATAATAACGTATTGATTTGATAAATCACCCTCCAAAAAGGGGACATACAAAGAAATATCGGCAGCGGCTTGATTAATTAAAGCGAATTGTGCGCCTTCCTTGGCTTTTTTTACATTCTTTTTGGCTTTTGAAAGGTCAATATTAACTTTAATCGGCATCAAACCACCTCTATCTCCCAATGGTGCACATTTTCAGAGGTCGCATAACAAGGTATAACTTTGACAATCTTATAAGCTTTTCCAGAGAAAAAAATTCTCGATCTACTTATAAAATCAGCTGGCACGTTCATGCTGTTCACTGCATCAATAAAGATAACCGCGTCATATCTATCACTATCGGATAATCCCGCGATTTGATTTGATTTTGAGAAATCAACACGAACATGTTCAATCTCAATGCCTTTTTCATAAACGACTTGATTATGTCTATCTTCTTCTTTATACGCTTCATAACTAATGTTATGAATTAGCCAGTCAAGAGGCAACGGAGGGGCATTTGTTATCGGTTTTACTACTTTCATTAACGAACACCTACCCCGTTGTAAAGAAGACCTGTATGCGCTAAATAGGACCTTACATCGCTACCAATCAATCCGCTATTAAGTGATGTAGCAGTTGATGCAAAATTACTATCACTAATAGAAGTTCTTCCGATTGATACGTTATCCGGCTTAGAAACAGCTAACTCACTTGTTCCGCCCGCCTCTTTGAAATACTCGATTTGATTACAAGTAGCTAACTGTATTTGATGCTGAATAAATTCGCTAAACGATTCAATCCCGCTTTTGCGTATTCGGTAAAATGTCACTGAATCAATTTTTCTTTCAGCATGCTTTAACAGTTTGTCAAATTCATCCTGTTCCAAATGCTCCCCCGCATACTCGTTAGTATAAAATTCTAGTGTCGTGTAAGGCATAATATTCGCCCCCTTTTATCATGCTCCGCTAGCTGGTAATTCTTCAACTAGATGCTGAATACCAACGATACCGATTTGTTTGTCTTCGTAAACTTTTTCCCAATTTCCAGCTTTTGCTAGGTCCGCATTTGTTGGAGTGATTTCGTTAGCATCACGAACTGCATTTTTAAATTTAACTCCATATGGGTGCATTGTGAAAGCACGTCGAGTAAACACTTGGTCATTACCTTTAGAGGCATCCCGAGCTGTTTCAAATGTTGTTAACTTAGCTGGGTTCCCTGTGTTTCTTCCGATGGAACCTGTTGCAAATAAATATGAAGTGTATACTTTTGCTGCTCCTGTTCCTGTGGAAGGCACTCCGTCGTCTACAACTACACGATATCCTAAATAAGTTGGGATATTGACTTCCCCACGAGCATTTGGAATAAATGCAATTAAGTTTTGTTTTTGCAAGGCTGTATAAACCGCTGAATGCATAACCATTAAGCTTAAACGATCCGAAGAATCTCCAAGAAGCTGTTTTGCATCTAATACTAAATTCCCCGAAATTGCAGATGTTGGTTTTGATAGCAAGTGGGAACTTGCCAATGCACCGTTTTTAGCAAACAGTCCATTTAACACGGAAATTAGTACAGTTTGCTCACGACGCATCCACCAAGAAGCGATTTTCCCCATTAAAGCGTCTAAAGGGTCGTCTCCCGAAATAACCGCCGCAAGTTCGTTGACTGACCATCCGCGCCCACGATACATTACCGCAGCAATGTCAGCGCTAGCAGTAATTTTACCTGTTTCTAGCCCTTTTTCACCGTCACCTAAAGTTTCGTCTTCGCCGTCTAAATCGTTCCAAAACGGCATATTAACAAGTAACCCGCCCGCTGTAATATTTTGCGCAACGCTTGGATCAGCCACTGCAATTCCCGATTGGATAATTGCTGATTTTTCAGATGTGAAGTTATCCATGTACGCATTAAAAACCTCTGGTGTTACTACGTCTAATAATTTTGTGATTTCATTTCCCATTATTCACTCTCTCCTTTTTCCGTTAAAAATTTTGTTAAATTAAATGAATCTGATTTTAAATTTTCCTTCAACGAACCGCTGAAACCAGCCGGAGCTGTTGGATTGCCACTGAATCCAAATTTCGGAACCGCCTCGCTTTCTTGAGCAAACAAATAAGCATCGCTTTCTTGCAATGCTCCTAGCTGTTCGTCAAGGCCTTTCAGTCCTTCATCTGTCAGTTCTAGTTTGTCGTTATCCAGTAAAGCTTTTACAGCCTTCGGATTTCTTGCTTTCGCATTTGCTAAAGCTAAATCAAGTGCTGCACCTTTGCGAGTTTCTACTAATTTAGCTTCCGAATCTTTTTTCAAAGTTTCGTAATTGTCTTGCAGTGTTTCCAATTGAGCTTTTAAAGATTTGCTCGTTCCGGAATCAGTTTTTAAAGCTTCGATATCATCGTCCCGTTGCGCAAGCTGGCTTTTAAGCCCGTCTCTTTCTGCTTCCGCTGATGTTACCTTGTCCTTTTCGTTCTGAATCGACTTACCATGTTCGACCATAATAGAGTCGATAGTTTCCTTTTCCAAGCCTAATTCCTTCAAAAAGTCTCTTTCCATTTCTTATTCCTCCTACGTTGTTTTTACGTGATACGATCACGAGAGCCGACTTTTAACGACTTTCGTTCAGGTCGAATGTTAGGCATATACTTTTTCTCTGCTATACTGTCTTGTTAAATTGTGCGTTTTTACAAATGCTCTTAGCTTGCTTTGCTTCGTTCTAACAGCTTGTTTAGCCTTTTTAACTGTTAGTTCATCGCCTAATTCTTCGGCAGCTGACAGCTTGCGTTTAGCTGCTCTTATGTCGCGTTCCATCAATCGTTGTTGCTGACTCAACATATAAACGCGTTTGTTTTCTTCTTCGTCTATTAACTCGTTCTCGCCTGGTGCAATGTTAATGCCTTCAACGAAAGCAAAACGATGGTGACGGCAATTACAACCGAAAATCCCATCTCCATAACCATATCTAAGCTCTGGCGAGTAAATAGACATGTATTTATTGCCGTATTTCGTTTTTGTTTCTTCAACAGATAACAAACAGATGACTTTGCCTTGAACAATTGAACACGTTGGTCTAGCTCCTACATGTTGCGAAATACGCACTAAATCAACGCCATATTCATTCATTCGCTCATCTTCAACGCTGTTATAAACGCTGTTGACGGTTGTTCTTGTAACGGTTCGGACGTAAGCCTCTGGTGTCCATCTTTTATTAGCCTTATCTACAAGCGCAGGAACGCCATTTTCAGCGAATTTAGTTACTGTTTCCGCTAATGCTTGTCTATGTGTTTTTAAACCAGCTAAGACGCTCTGTGTCGTTTCGTGAATGATATCTGAATAGATTTGTCTTGCTTGCGATAACATCGTTTGATTGACGCGATTATAGTTGCTTTGTGCTAACTTAAAATAACTTCTCATTACTTTATCGACTATCGTTTGCCCATCGCTTACTAGTGGCAACACAGCGCCTGTTTCAGCTAATTTACTGAAATAGTTATCTACTTGTGTTAAATCGCTGTATCCCGCATCTTTAACAATAGAAAAAAGCTTCTTAGCTGAAACGCCGGAAGCTTTGGAAATTCGTTCAATCATTTGCTGATCTAGTGCATGAACTTGATTAAGTTTTTCTATTTGCCAAGCAAGCACATTATCTGCGCTGATATTTTTCTTTGTTTTCAATCGGCGAACAATAAGAGTGAACAATTCATTTTCGAGCGTTGTGTAAACATCAACAACAGGTTGCACAAACAAGTCGAGTTGTCTTGGAGTTAGTGCCATCTATATCACTCCTCTTCGCCGAATATCCCAGTCATATCGTTGTTAGGCATTTCCGCTTGTTTTTCCTTCGCTAACATTTCAGCCCACTCATCAGCCTCAGCTTCAGTAATATTCCAAGCACGTTGTAAAGCAATTTTTAGCGGAATCATACCTTGATTTTTAGCGTTTGTGTAACGATTGATAGTTGTATCTTCGTCTTGCGCTATAGAGTCGTCAAAATCGACTGTAATCGTGTCTAACTCAACTATATCGCCGCTATAAGCTTCGATAAATTTCCCGACCTCAAGAATGCTCACAATCATTTCTTTTATGCCTTGTTCAATTAATTGCGAATGACTGTTTTTAGTTTGATAGGTTTCTGACTTCTCGCTTACAACTTCTGTAGCTGTTTTTAAGCCGTTTTCATCGAAAGTGAATGTGCCAGCAGATAATCCAACTTGCATCGCATAAATGCGTAGCATTGCGTTTATAGACTCGATAAACTCCGTTGAACGAATCTCTACAGATATATCTTTTACTGATTTACCATCTGCATCCTGGTCACCTTGATATAAAAAGAATGCTTCATCAGTTGAATCGAAATAATTCGTGGTTGAGCCGTCTAGGTTAACAGCCGTTTTAACGAAGCTCGAAGGCACCAATACTTTCTTTTTGCCAAGTTTAAACTCTTGATAGTATGAATCGAACATCAAATCAAGCGTTTTTAATGTGTCTAATGCATTAGCATAAATGGAAATGCCGAGCGGGCTCGTTAGATTCTTGTTATTCGCAATGTTAGGTTTGATATAAGTAAATGTCGGACGTGTAAACTTTGACAATGGCGCAACAGGCTCAATATCATCAAACAGTAACGCTAAACTTACTTTTGTACCAAGCTCGTTCGGGTCGTCTGATTGGTATAACTCCGTTGTGACTGTGTATACTTCTACTTTCTCCCCTTTCCATTCGAGCCATTCGAGCAACGTATAATATTTATCGTTTTTATGAAAACTATTAGATATAACACATTCGTCTACATTCTCGCTATCATTTGACAAAGGATACATACAATCGGCTGTCGCGAATGAAACTTTGACGTTCTTTTTTCCGTCGTGATACACTTTTATTACAAAACCGCCCATCGCTTCGCCGTATTCGATGTAACGCTCCATATTTTTAGTAAAACCGTTCGTTTTCAATACATTAAGCACGAATTCCTCAGCGGCTTTATCATCAATATTGATTTTCACTTTCTCATTAAAAAGAAGTTTAGACATGTACTTAGCTGTAACTTTCGGCAAATTCATAGATAATTGACGTCTGTTAACCGGATTGCCATTGTGTTCGTAATTTAGATTATGCCATTCAGCGTAATGGCCTTGATATAGCCGTTTCCACATGTCAATATACTTATAATCTTCATCATTAGCATTTACTTTTTTATGGTCTTTTACATCTTTCAGTGCTTTCAATAGTCCCATTCTCCGCATCACTCCTTTCACGCTTGCGATTATTTGATTAATCAAGGTTTTCACCTCCTAGAATTTGAGACCTAACTTCCTTAGATTGTCTTTTACATAGTACTGAAAAGCATCACACGTATGATCATCTTCTTTGATGACTTCGGGCTTGTCTGTGTTGATTGTTTTAACATCCCATTGATACTTTCTATGTTCCTCGATGAATATTTGATTTTCTGGAATATCAAGATAATAAAAACGACCTTGTGCCAACAAATCACACACAAAGTCAATCATATCCACTTTTTTACCTTTTGCGACGGGGTGTAAGCTAACGCCATAATCTTTATAATATTGATTGCGAAGCCCTCCCTCTGCGCTATCTACTGTTTGCATATCAACATTTGTATTGTAGTTTCCAACTACTTTAGTCATAAAATCCCGCAACTCCTTTGAATACTCGCTAGGCGCTTTTTTAACAACTTGATTAGCAGGACTATAATAGTATGTGTTTAGCAAAATAACATTTCTTTTTGCAGTGAGACCGAAACTTAGATATGTTGTAGCTGACACTTGATGTCCTGTATCAATAGCGAAATCAATTAAAATAAGCCTGTCATCCGCAGGAATAGCTTTAAGCGGCTGAAACAGGTTCATGTTATAAACATTATCACCAAGACCAATTACCTCTCCTAGATACATCCAGCGGTAATAATCGAGGTCATTCTTTTTGTACTTCTCAATTTTCTTAATGATTTGCTTGGATAAAAAGCCTTTTTCATCATCCAAATAAGTAGTGTGATGTATTAAATAATCATCGTCACCACGTTTAGTGTCTACATATTCATTCACCCATTCGTAAGGATTGCGAGGCGGGTTAAATGACATGTATGTTGTAACTTCTTGACCATCCGGCAAATCTTCACGAATGAATGTGTCTTCTACAACATCAATATCAGTCACGCCAGAGAACTCCGCTAATTCCTCAAACCACAAATCGCTAACATAACCGACTGGAATTTTCATTGATTTTAGTTTAGCGGGATCATCACAACCAGAGAAGTAGAAGCCTGTCCCCCAAGTTTTATGAACGATTTCCATTGGAGATTTACCAAAATTGAATTGGTCAGCAACACCCATTTCATAAAGCGCCCATTTAATCTGCTGATAGACTGACTTATAAAGCGTATTAGCTACTTTACGTAGGCACACCATGTTAGATTTCGGATTAGCCATTTTCTTTTCTACGAGCTTCAAACTAATAACAGACGACTTCATAGAAGAACGTCCGCCTTTTGCTATGATGTGATTATGTTTAGATAGCCACAAGTCATAAAAAGCGGGATTAATCATATCTGTTACATTGATAACCTGGTAATCAATTAGTTGTTTGTGTATCGTCGCGTTCATCGGTGCCACCTGCCTTTTTATCAAGGTAGGCTTGCATTTCGTCAACGTTCGACATGATAATTGTTGTTGTTCCTTGATTGCTTTCTTGCTTCGTATCTGCTCTTAACTTATCGATTTGCGCTTGAATAAGCTCTTCTTGTAATTTATCTCTACCACCTGCTACATGACGCTTAACAATCTCTTTTAGTGCTGATACTCGTTGATTGATGTCAGCACTCTTTGTAACGACGGAAAAGCCATCACTATTCGAAACTATTACTTCTTCTTCCATTTCGCCTCGAGCTATTTCGGTGAATAATTGCATAGCCTCTGTATAACCCATCACTCGCTTTTCTTCGAGTTCACTTAAAATCTTATCTATATAGCCTTTAATAACTGGTTTTGACAAGTTTTCCGTTGCTATACGATTAGCCGTTTTCGAACTATAACCAGCTAGACGAGCGGCTTCTGTAGCATTACCGCATTTTATATATTCATCCGCAAATCGTTTTTGTTTTTCGGTTAGTTTCACTACATATCACCACACTCCCTTATTTTGATAAAATAAAAAGGACCATCACAGGCCCTTTATTTTTCTTAACTCAAGTTTCTCTTTATGTTTAAATATTTTTGATGTTGAATCTATAAATTGTATTTCGATTGCAAAATTAAATTTCTTGCCATCTGCATATTTTTTAATTTGTTGAACAATAAATTCATAATCAAACATTATTGGTTCACCGGATAAATTAGGTTTAACAATTTCCCAATTTGCTTTATTCTCCAACTGTTTTAAAAGAGCTTCTAAATTTGATAATTGTTTGGGTTCTGCTCTAAATAATAATCTATCCATCAAACTTGGCACTAATAATATTTGTCTAAAATTAATTTCCAAGCTAAATTTACTATTATTTACAGGAGTAATTATAAAATCTTTCGGTTTTCCATCACTTATAATTATACCGTTCTTTTTGCTAACAAATGAATGTCTAAATAATATGGTTAGCCTTTTTCTATTTTCGTTACTATTTAATTTTATAGCCCAAAACAATGCTCCTGCTGTCGCTAACCCACTTACCCAGTCAGCTAAACTCCCAACCTCTAGTATAAAACTCATTTGCAACACCCTTTTATTTTTCACTATACCAAATAAAAACCACCTGCTCAATTTTCAACAGATGGAAAGGGCTATATATTTAAAAAACTGGTTAACGCACCAGTCAGCGCCGCATGCGTGTTTTACATCCAGTGCAGATAGGATATGAGAAGTGGAGCGCAGACTCAATATATGATTTATTTTTGTAATCATCTTCACTTCTCACTAATAACATTTTATCACCTTTTTTCACTCAAAAAGTGCCAGAAAAGTGCCATTTTTAATTTAGCACTTCAATTCCAAGCGTTGTTGCTAATTCAATAACAGCCTTCCTTTTCTCTCTTTTGTATTGCCTTTCTTCGTAAGGAATATCAAGCATAATAGTTATATCTTGTAAGTTATGAATGAACTTCTCAAACAGTATCTTTCTATGAATGTGCTCAAGCTGATTCAAAATAGCATCGTATTTTTTAACCGCTTCTTGTGCTGCATGAACGTTATCGACATTATGAATTGCAGCATCTTCTACTTTCGAATGAAACTCATTGCCAAAATTTGGTGGCGTAATCTTGTACATAGTCGTCATAGTTGGAAATTTACGATCACCAGCCATCACTCGCAGCGTTAAATAGTCTTTAAAGAACTTTCTTACTGCTCTGACTGTCTGAATGTAGTTTATATCTTCAATTTGTGGTAGATTGAATAATTGTCCCATAAAGTCGCCCCCTTATAATTATTAAAACATATTACTCCAAGCCCAAAATATCCCTTTAACCGCTAATCCTAGTACAAAAATCAGCGCTAGGATCCATAAAGCGTAAATAGTCAAAGCTCCTATAAATTTAGCTACTTTATCAATCATTCCATATCTCCTTATTCCGTTGATATTCATCCATATCAAACAGCTTATAGTATTCTTTTTTGTTTCTTTGTGTGTAATTAAAGACTATCGACTTCGACACTTTGAAATGCTCTGCAATTGCGTAACACGTTAGTCCTGCATTACGTAAATCAGCGAATTCATGAATTGTAATTTCCGCCCATTTTTTCTTTTTCACGATGCGATCAAACGTTTTTGTCCAATAAGTTTTTTGCTTTTCTTCTGTATTTTCTTTCATCAGATTGTTTAACTCTTTTTGCAACTTTAGTAATTCCTCTAGTTCTACAACGTTATTTGCTATATAACTAATAATTTCCCGCTGCCTTGCTTTACTCTTCGTCATCTCCATTACTGTCATTTGTTACACCTCCACAAATTGCCCGCCTTTTAATTTCACACACTTAATTGATTGCATATAACGCATTTCAAATAGTTTTCGTTTGAGTATAAACTCATTTGTCAACATGCCTTTAACATCGATTAATTCCTCGTGACCATCTTTGTATCGAACGAGAAAGTCAGCTCTATATTTAATCGCATGATACTTTTTCCCATTCTTTACAAATGAGTCCTGCAAAATAAACTCTGGCTGTAAATCGAAACTCACTACTTCCCCGCTCATTTTTAATAGTTTCAATTGCTGATAATATGCTGCTTCTGCTTTGCTATCGAACTTTATATCGTCAATAACTACTTTCTTCGCATTGTATTTACTTCGCGTACTCGCTTGCTTCGTTAATGACGTACGCCGTATATTTCGCTTCAATCTCTTCGTCCCCCATACTTTCTATTTCGCTAATTTGGTAGTTTGTGACTTCTGCAATCGCATTAGCCATTTGTCTGATGCTCATTGATCTATTTCTCAACTTTTTTATTGCTGTTTCTGCTGTCATTTTTATTCACCCTTTCCCTTAAAATGGCAAATCATCATCTGAAATATCTATCGGCTTACCTTCACTTGCAAATGAATCGCTCTTCTGGCTCGTATCCGCTCGATATGAGCTTGTTTGATTGTTATTTGAATAATTAGCCTTGTTTTGATAATTATTCGATGTAGCGCCTTCTACGTTGTTATTTTTTGGCTCTAAGAATTGAACTGATTCAGCAACTACTTCCGTAACGAAAACGCGTTTACCGTCGTTGTCCTCATAATTTCGAGTCTGTATTCGACCATCAACGCCCGCCATGCTTCCTTTCTTCAAGAAATTAGCAACATTTTCCGCTGGTTTACGCCAAACAACACATTGAATAAAGTCGGCTTCTCGTTCTCCATTCTGATTAGTGAAAGCGCGGTTTACAGCTAATGTAAAAGTCGTTACTGCTACGCCTGCTGGAGTGTAACGTAATTCAGGGTCTTTTGTTAATCGTCCTACAAGTACTACACGATTCATCATTATTTGCTTTCCCCCTCAATATCTTTAATTTCCGGTCGCTCTCCGTGAGTTTCAAACATGTATCTTTTCAGTTTTTCAACAGCTTTTCTAAATCCATCTAACCCGTTCTTTCCGATTTTTTTCTGAACTAAAGGAATCACATTATCTTTATAATATTCGATTGCTTTATCTCGAGTGTCTAAAACAAAAACGTCTATAAAATCGGCTGGGAAATTTATTAATACTCCGCCGCTATCTACTTCACTTACTTGTATAAAAATATTGTTTTCTGCATGGAACGGATAAATTGCAAAGTCTATTCCGTCAATCGTCACTTGCATTCCAGTCTGTTCAACCCACCCAGCTTCCGTCGCAATCTGGAACACTTTATCTTTTTCAGATATTTTTATTGTGCTAGTCATTCGCTTACCTCTTTCTGCACATAATAGCCGTATTGCATAGATATTAGTGTTTCTAGTGGTTTTCCTATTACATTGTTCATAAATCTATAAAAAGCGTCGCTCTCTTGTGCATGTATATTGAAATCATAAATGTATTTTCCTATGCGGTATTCTAGCGCCTCTTTATTCCGCTCAAACCAATTCGCCACAGCCTCTGAAACCACTGGCGCTTTAATCACAGTAAATCCTTTATGATCTTTGACGCCTTCCACATATTCTTGTGTTATATTTTTCATTTTTCTTCCTCCGTTGATGGAATTGTAATTTCTAATTTACTAGCAATATCAACTAGCAATTCTCTGATAGCATTTAATTCACTTGCTAATTCTTCAAAACTGTTTATCTCAGACGTTTTAATTTGATAGTCAACAAATGCCTGTAAAGCTTTGTCTATAGTTGGATAGTAACCAACATCTTTGAAAATTTCTGTTCCGTTTTTATCTACGCCATTTTGCTTGGATAAGATGTATTGAAACTGGCTATTTCTTATTACATAATCGTCATTGATTTTTAATTTCATCTCATTTCCTCCTATACAATCCCCAGAACTACAAATCCGTCTTTTTGCTCATAATCCGTCATGTAAACTACTTCAACAGCGATCTGAAAGCCTGAAAATTCATTGTTCCATTCGCGTAAAATCAAAATATCTCCTACCTGGAAATCGCGGTCATTCTTTCTAATTTCGAATGTTTTACGCCCTTCCGTAACAGCTGCAAAAAATTCTGGCGTTATTTTTAATTCGTGTGTTTTAGTCATTTAGACGCTTCCTTTCACTCGTATATTGGTCGTTTATATATTTCGTAATAATCTGTATAAATCTGCTTCGGCGTGTCGTCTATATCGTCATACATAGCCCTTTCCGCTGCTGCTCTTGTTTTGAATATACCTAGCGACTTCTCATTGTTCCAAAAACTACATATCAACTCATAGACGTATTCTTTATTTTTCCGGCTTTGTTTAGTCATTTATTCCAAACTCCTTCCGCACATTGGACAGTAATTGATATTCCTAGCTGTTAAACCGTAGTAGCTGAAAACTCCTAAGTTGCCAGTGCTATCTAGTCTAACAACACCAGGTTCTTTATACTCTTCATCAAAACTTAGTAAAGGCTCGTTATTCATCATAGAGTCATTCTTACAATACTCACACATTATTTCGCCACCTCTTTCACCATGTAAGTTCCGTCATCATCTAAACTCAAATGATACTCTTTCAATGTTTCAGCTTCATCGTGTAACTGATCACTCAAATCTGTTTCTTTGTCATATTTATCGTATAAGAATGCTTCTACGTCTAATTTTATTAACTTAACATAATAATCTTCATCAACTTCTCCATCGCAGAAAACTTGCTTAGCATTTTCTACCCATTTTTTGGCTGTTAGCAAATCCGTTGTCCACTCTGTTGCTTCGTCATATGTTACTACCCCATATAAAATCATTCCGACACCTCTCTCTTTCTTGCTCTCACAAGTGCGGTAGCGGTTCCTCCAGATAGATAGTTCCAATCAGAAGAGGAATACGTACTGAAATGGACTTCGATAATCTCGTGTGTTTTGGAAAGCTCGTTTAATTGGTCGTCTATGTTTACGTATTTCGCTCGTGACTCACTGTATCCCACAAATTCAAACCATTCCTCGTTCATTCCGCCACCTCCAATAATTCCGGATTCACTTCCAAAATAGTTGATTCGTGTACAGGCGGATACATCAAATCGCCGTCCACGATCAAATCATATTTAGCTTCTCCGCACTCGCATGTACCGCAAAAAATGATATGTCGTGTGTGCTTCTCTAATGCTTCTCTTAACGTCATTTACTTTTCCTCCAATAGTTCCGGATTTTCGTGAATGTTGCCTATCACTTCGATTTCATATAATCCTGACATTGAAACTTCGCTAAAAACATTACTGTCAAAGTAATAAGTCGAAGGAACTTTTATATCAAATGCAGGATAGCCATCTTCTGAAAAATACTCCACTTGAGAATTGAATACGTGAAAATCATCTTCTGAAAATGCTACAATATCCCCTTCAAAAATCTTCTTGCCGTTTTTGTCTTTTAAGACTGTGTATTGCCCAATTGTTTTTTCGTCTATCGCGTGCATGTTATTAATAATAAAATGTGCATAAGTTAATGTGCTAGCGCCTTTTCGTTCATCTGCAAAAATGAAAGTGGCACTATCTTCAAACTGCATTAAATTACCGTAAACCCATTCTCCGTTGTCTATTCGTTTACCTCTGAATTCAATCTCTCTCATGCCATTGCACCTCTATTGCGGTA